ACGGGCATGAACGTACGCGTTTTCGCTCCATGGCAAAGCGCGTTTACACAAGGAACTGGTTCCGGACAAATGACCGGTTCAAAGGTCCACCTATGGAAATTCATGTGGCGTCTTAACATCAAAGGACTTCTCGCTGGCGACGTTCACGTGCAAATTCTGTTTATCAAATCCGAATTCCAAATGGACGTGACAAACGCTGGCGCGGATACAAATAATGAAGGAACAACAATGACTCCATCAACAACAACTGTTCTCGTACCGACGCAAGTAGCACCCAACGGAAATATTCCTCTTTTCGACGTTACCGCTTCACCCGGACAGTTCGCTGGTCTTTCACCAGTGACAAAGTTTAATAATGACAATATCACAATCCTCAAGATCTGGAACTTCAAATTGCACGGCTTCGGCGTCGCAACTACGGATCCATTTATTGACACGACTCTTACATTCAAATTCAACAAACCAGTGCAGATTCAAGAAACACAAGAGACAATCGACGGGGTACCGAGGTTCTTCGGCCCGTCGGGTAAGCGCGGGAGCGCTGATCAGTATTACATCCTCATGCGTACATGGGGACAAGATTTTATTTCTAGCTCATCAGCTATCGATGTTGACCACAGAGGACTCTGTATGTGGAAGGACATATAATGGACTGAATAAATCGTGAATCACACAGTTAGCTCGTAACCATTCCAGTTCAGCTCCGGAAAGAGCTCCGCGAGGATCTCCATCCCGGTTACAGCACCAGATGAGTGGTCTTCCCCACTCAACGGTTCTTTTTTTTCGATACTTATCTGTGAGCACGAAACGTTTTTGTGCTCCGAAGAAGGACTTCCATTGCGGAAAGAATTTGATATTGAAATCGTCGAGGACGATGTACTTCGCTTCATCGTCCCAATCGTCGAGGTTGAATTGTCCACACATGTACATGTGCGGGCCAAGAGATCTTGCCCACTCAGTCTTCCCGAGTCTACTTTCCCCGCATAATAACAGCGAAACAGGTCGTTCACCACCTTCCTATAGTAACTACGGGTTAGGATTAGGGCGAACCGGTTAGGATCAGGGCCTAAGCCACCCTCTGGTTAGGGTTAGTTGACTTACACGTAGCGGAGCCGGTAGGCGTAGCGGAGCACATAGCGGTATAGCAAAAACACACACAACTCGTTAAAGTACGGGTTATGACTTACACCATTCAGTGAGTATGGGTTAGGATTAGGGCGTCGTTACCTCTAGGGAAACCCTTGCCCACTCCCGAAGCTCATCTGGCTCCAGAAACTCGTCGCGACGTCGTCCAGTGTATCCGGCTCGTTTATCGCCGAATTTCCACTGACAAAACTCAAGTAGTCGTCCCAGAGAAAGGCACAAATCTCTAGGGTAGTGCTCCTCAACTCGTGCCAGAAAAGTCTGCTCGTCGGGGCAGTCTCGTAGTAGACCTCTCCATCCGGCTCCTCGATTATCGTCGGCAAGTTCCGCGAGTTCGAAATTACGAATTGCTCCAGCGTCGTATTTTGCCACATATTCTCCCACGGCTTTCGCACTTCTTGGCTTCTGAATGTTAGGATGGTGTCCGTCCACGTCAAACACTCGCTCTCCGGATAGTCGACGCCTCTCGTCCCAACTCGCGTAAGCGTGAATATGAGGGTTCCCGTCGTCGTGCAGCTCACGAGCAACGAGAAATCGTCGTACACCGTGTGTCTGTAGCAGGAAATCTCGTACCCGTTCACGGGAAAGGTCTCCACATTGGGGGTACGTGAGGAAAACATCACGGCCGTCAAACGAAAAAGTGCGGGCACCGGTGGGCATAATATTACCCCACCGGCACTCGGCACTTGGCACACCTTATATAAGTAGTGCCAACAATGAAAATTTTTTCGATGGAAATTTTCACACCGGAAGTTATAACTGCCGGATTAGGATCTGTCGTGACCTGGGGCATAGCCGCGTATGCCGAAAGAGGACACAAACGAAAAAATCCTTGGCTTACTCCACCAAGCTCTCCAACCAATCGAAAGCAAGCTCGACTCTCTACAACAAACGTTGGTCCAAATATGGCAAGAATTGCTAGGCGACGACGCTTCGTGCGACGAAGGCGCCCAATCAAACGAAGAAATCGAACTAGAATGATGCGCAGCAAACGCAGAACTTCTTTCAAGCGACGCGTCAAAGCAGTCATGCTGCGCACTCTCGAAACGTACAAGAAACACTACACAGAAACTTCTTTCACTCTCGCTCCCGGAAATGGAACAACGGGCATGAACGTACGCGTTTTCGCTCCATGGCAAAGCGCGTTTACACAAGGAACTGGTTCCGGACAAATGACCGGTTCAAAGGTCCACCTATGGAAATTCATGTGGCGTCTTAACATCA